ATCTAATAAATTATCTTCTTTATGAGAATGACTCTCCCTTGCTAGTTTTAATGCTATTTGCATCATATATATATCCCGGACAGAAATTCTTTTATTACAGAGGATTTCAGCAATCTCTGCAGCTTTTTTATTACAAAGGGACATCGGACCATATTGCCTTTCTTTTTCTTCTTTCCTCCCTTGTATTATCTCCTGTGCTTTTTTTAATATATCCATGGCTAATTCTTTTCCTTCTTTTTCTTTTCCCTATTTTTTATAGTAAGCGGGCATTTACTTATATTTTCTATTTTTACAGACTTTAAAGACCCTTTTGCAATACCACAATATAGCTCCCCCTTCCATTTCCCACAAAAACAACATGTTTTATAAACTCCAGTTCCAAATTTACAAACATCAAAAGCCATTATCCGCCGGTACTACCAAAGCCTCCAGAACCACGTTCTAAATGATCGGATTCTTTAAAAAGATCTTTTTCATTTTCTTCTAATTGGATACGGACATAATTAGGTTTCAATACTATAAATTGGATTATTTTTTGATCGGGTTTTAAAATAACAGATTGGTTGCTAGTATTGAATAAATTAATATGTACCTCACCTGTGTAATTTTCATCCACCAAACAAGCCCCTACTTGTAATCCATGTTTTACAGCAATTCCACTTTTATTTAATGCTATCATGCAATAACCTTTAGGTAATTTAACCCTTACCCCGGAAGGTATACAAACTTGTTCTTGGGGTTTTAATGTTACTCCCGGGTATTGCTTAGGTATGAAAAAATCTATCCCTGCGTTCTTACCGGATCTTTCGGGAGTCCTAACTTTTTTTATTTTTATTATTCTCATTTTTTCCTCCTACATATTTTACAAGTTTGTCTTTTTTTACCTATAGTCGGCATCTGATTTTTGGGGTAGTATCTAAACTTAGCAGCATCGACAGAATGAGGAAGCTGTGCCCAGCATTTTTTACATTTTGTACAATATTTAATCATTGAATCTACTTCCTCTTTTCTTTTACTGTGTCTAAAAGCTTTTTTTTTATATACATCCCCTAAATTTGGGTCAGTATTTTTGATAGCCAGTTCTATGAGGCTTAAATCTTCAAGGGCTTTAGGCACTTGGTTTGTATTCAACCCTGCAACAATTTGAACCATCTTTTAATTGCCAGCTGTCATTTGGTGTTTCTTTTTTACCACACCTGGAACAATAAGCCAAATACAGCCCTGTTTTTGTTTTACCGAATTTTGCTTCAAATGATTTATGTTCCTTCTTGGGCTTTTCCCATTTTTTGCTATTATCTCGCCATTTCACCAGCCTTCTTTTATGGTCAAAGACTTTCTCCATTTCAAATCTCATTTTTAATCCATCGGGACTCATTTCAGTCCAATAGTTTACAAAATCGACAAGCATAACATCTGAAATCTCGTATTTTTTATAAAACTGCTTGCAATAATCAATAAATACTTGCTCTCTTTCTTTTACTTTTACCTTATCTTTAACTTTATCTTTATCTTTAAGAGTTATATCAACACTTTCAATACCCTTCATTAAGTCTTTATCAGTAAGTCTTTTAATTACACTCAAATGAGGTTTAGAATTTGCTTTAAGTACACCATATTGAAACTCTATAAATTTGGGAATGAAATATTGGTCATCACCTTTAATGTACTCCATTTTATCCGTTATTTCAGGCGGTAATTCATCATAATTAACCCACTCGCCAATTAAAAACTCTGCTGCTTCCCAGTCAGCATCCCAGATTCCGGCGTGATCACATTTTGTAAGCAAATAAATCCAGAACAATTTGTTCTTTGGTGTTAATCTCCTGAACCATGCCTTGTCCCATATTTTAGTGTCTATAAATCTTTTAGCCATTTTCTATCTCCATTATTTTTTGTTCAATTTCGTGCTTGATGTCTTTATAAATCCAGGGCTCTTTATTGATCGTATTTGCCTGTTTTTTTAGTCGGCTTAGTAAAGCCTTACCTAATGTCTTTTCCGCCCATTCTCGGGCATCTATGGGGTGCTTATGCCACCAATAGAGGTGACACCCTACACATAAAGCCTTCACGTTGTCTAAATTGAACTGCATCTTAGGGTATTTGCCTCTTGGATAAATGTGGGAGGCGTGTAACCTATCGGACTTCCCACATTTTAAACATCGTTTATCCCTGAGCATGACAAATTCACGAACCAAAGAATGTAATTTTTTCTTTTCAGATTTCTTCATCATTTACCCTGAAGTATCTTTCCTCCAGTTCTTTCATTCTTAGATAGGTTGCCCCATTCGGTTTACATTTGCCTTTCGCAATTTGCTTTCTATAAAACATTATGATGCTAAACAGAGCCATCCTGTGTTTCATTTTTGAGCGAGGTTTAGAAAGAGAGGTCGTCATCTTTTACTTCTTGAACCGGTTCTTCCATTAATGAATCCAGGGAATTAACTATTTCCCACATTCTCGGCATAATATGATCAATCAACATAACCTTTGCATCCGCATCTAAGTCAGGAATAGAGCAAGCAATTTTGGTTGCGTTATTGAAAGCCATACCAAATCTGATATTGTCCTGGGTGGTGATGTCCCTTTCCTTGACGGAATTATATCCATACGGTTTGTCTATGGCACTGCGAGTATCTTCAACTGGTTTAGTCCATTCCCTATTTGATCCTTGTATATCGTAACGGATTCCATCTGTTGTTTTATTCATTGTAATGTCGAGCAATTCACCTTTCGGATAATCCACCAGCTTTTTATAAAGCGCAATCGAACAAGTAAAGTCAAATGCTTGACCAGTTTTGATCTCAAAGGGTTCTTTATCTTTGTATGGTGCAGCATAATAAGAGCCCCCAATATTTACACAAGGTAAGTGATATTCTGTTTTGCCTTCATATCCAGATTGCTTACCTTTTACTGCAATCGGGTTTTCCTGAAGTTGCAAGGAAAGAGTCTTACCGATATGATGTGCCATTTTAAGTTGTAGAAATGCCATTATATTCTCCTATTTTATGATTTGAAAAAAAATATTTAATAAGGTCAAAGCGCAAAGTGGCGGTAAAACCATTGTTAAAAACTCATCCACGCTTTCTATTAGTCTGTCTATTAAATCAATCATTGATAAACTCCTTTACTGTTTTAGTGATAATTGAAACAACTAACATTGAACCAAATACAACCGCTACCCAGACCAATCCAGCAATTCCTAATATAAATATGTTTGCAATCCATTCTGCTATATTCATGATGATCATTCTTCCTCCCTTAAAACTGTTTTTATATATTTCATCACTCGACCCTTACCCACTTGCCCCGCTAGTGATTTGTCGATTGATTCTTCTATGGCATGAAATTTGGATTCAGCCTGGAGCTTAAACTGATTTAGAAAGGCTATTTCTTCTTTGGCAGATTTCAATTCCTTTTTAACTGCATTAAGCGTTGATTTCAATACAATCATTTTTTCTCCCTCAAAATTTTGGTTAGAATGGAATGAGACATCACAACCATCTCCTTTAGTTCTGAGATTTCTTTTCGCATTTCTTGGACCGCACCCATTATAACAATTAATCTAATTAATGCGCTGACGAATAAAGCAGTAATACATAGCATACTAAATTCCCAGTACGGGAAATACTCTACACTAAATAACGCTTCCCAATAATATCTCATTTTGAATCTCCAAATAATGTGAATTGATCAGGGTTTATAAAATCATCTTCAGTTTTTAATCTCCATAAATGTTCACGCTTTCCGTAATCGCCAACAACATAATCATCTGTCTTGATCAGTTTATTATCAAGGGTCAGGTTTGTAAGAGCCCTTCTAACAGAAGTTATCGGGCAATTAAGGCTCATTTGTTGAAGGATCATTGAAGGGCTGAGGGGTTTGCCAAACATTAGAAAATAATTTAATATCCTGCCCTCCTGACTCATCGCTTTATGGTGAGATTCTTTTAATGTAGAACCAGTTTCGTGGGTTGTATTATAAAAACTCATTTTTCATTCTCCTTTTTAGATTTATCAAATCATCGGCTAAATCTTGAAATTCATCAGAACGTTTTAAATCTGGGAAACTATTCCCGAGATGTTGTAATGCTTCTATCATTAGCCCGTGTTCATCCTTAGTGCAGTAGATAACAATTTCAGCAGATTCAGGAGCCTGAGGTATAGTTGCGGAGTTCCCATGAAACATGACATCCCGAACCTGCTGAGTGAATTTAGAAAATCTTTCAACCCCATCATTAACCCTAATACAGAGAGCATTGAAGTGACTAAGTTTTTTTGAATCACTCTCCAGATCCTCTCCTTCAGTAATCGTTAGGAGGCTTTCAAGAAAGTTAAAAAGATTTATGTACTTTTGCTCAAGTTTTAAATATTGAGACTCTGAGTGTTTATTTAATGTTCCGAATGGTATTGGCATTTATAACTCCTCCAGTATTTCGTTTATCCTATTAGGATGTATCAATTCGCCTGTAATTACGTCCTTAACGCTTAGAATCTTGATATTAGGCACGCTACCTAAGTAAGTGTCAAAACCCTTGATTTTGGCTAATTTAAAGCGTTTTAAGAGACCATGTAAATTATCATCTGTAAGCACTCCGTAATCTAAATCAGGATGCTTAAACTCAACTTCCATGCAGTATCGTTCTTTTTCAAGGCATTCCAAACAGACTCTTTCATCGAGGTCCATGTATATGCTATCGAATTTCATTTCACATTGGATGCAAGTAAATTCCATTAGTTCCTCCTTAGCGGTGTGCTGAAATCATCAGAGAACAAATAAATCTTATCGTCTTCAGTCCAAGGTTCGCTAAAGCCATCAATCTTAATTCCCAGTTTAGATAATACCGTTGATGCTTGATCAGTTAAGAACCCGTAACTATAATCCCATGAAAAGATTTTAGAAACTCCACGATGACGGGTGTCAGTGATCTTGAATCTGGTTCCCTTATGGGTCGTTGAACTTAAATACTTCACTACAAACATTCTTTTATTCTTCATCACTCACCCCCTTCTGCTTCGGCTATAAGAATCTGTAAGTCATTCCAAGGTTTAAAAGGCATATATCCCGAAAAAGTACCCCTATTACCTATGT